GGGTTAGCGACCCGAAAAACGACATTAAGGCAGCACCGGAGATGAAGCCATGACCCGCGACGAACAACACCTGCGCGGCCTGTGCCTGGTGCGCAAATAATGCTTGACGTGTCCTGCTGCGCCGCTTAATATACACACACATTCACAACGCAGCAGACAAGGAGCAGATCATGAGCACGAACGAAACCACGATGACGATCCAGTACAACTCTTCCGTCCTCGTTGACGCCGGCTGGCGCAGCGTGACGATCGCCGCCAAAGCCGATCGCATCAGCAAAGGCATGGCACAGGTGATTGAGGTCACGTCGATTGACGGCGAGGCCCCGACCGGCTACACCAGTCGCACCGGAGCGAAGCGCCAGCAGTACAACGCGCGCGGCATTGCAATGCGTGAAGTCGGCGCACGGAAGCGCTTGTCATCCTGCGAAATTGTCTCGTAATCAGCAACAGGCCCGCAGCAAGCGGGCCGCATCACAAGGAGTGCATGATGCTTTACCGTAACCACGCCGTGACCATCGCCCGCACTGGCGACGAAACTATTTTTGTTCGCGATGATGATGGCACACCTAGCATGATGGTGGTACTTGGGTCGGATGTTGGGTGCCTGGATGCGACAAACTTGATTGCCACAGGTTCCGTGCGCAAATCCATAGCCGGCGATTACGCCGATTACGCCGTGGCCGATTACGTCCGGAGGGGCGCGGCATGAAGCGCAAGTCCCGCCCGCTGGGCGTGCCGGCCTGGCTTGCGGCTGGCCTGCATCGGGCCGAGAAGGAGCGCAAGGCAAGCATCCTCGCCCGCCCCATGCGGCAGATGTTCGCGCTGCTGGCCACCGGCGAGGTACTGGAAATCGACGGCAGCCCGGTCATGCGCATGCCCGAGATCGATGACGGCGTAACCGAGCGCGCGCAATGGTGCGCAATCGCCCCGGCTATCGAGGGCTGGATAGACTGCTGGCAACGGCTTGCGCCCGACATCAGCCTGTACCATCTCCGCGTGCTGGCGCAGCGCCTTGCGAACGACAAGCCCATCACGCCGCGCCTAGTCGAACAGGCGCGCGACGAGTTCGAGAGCACGATCCGGCGCATTGTGGATCTTCCCGATGACAAGATCCGAGATGCGCTACTGACTACGCGCATTGCATGGGAGCTGGAAAAACTACAGGAGAAAAGGGCATGACAAACAAAGGCCGATTTGACGCCGTGGCTACCGGCACCAAAGCCGACGCCGGCAAGCCCCGGTGGAGCCTGCTCCCCACTGGCACCATCGCTCAGATTGTCGCCGTGCTGGAGGCTGGCGCAGCGAAGTACGATCCGGACAATTGGAAGCACGTCAAAAGCCCGGAAACGCGGTACTACGACGCCATGATGCGGCACGTAGATGCATGGCGACGCGGCGATCGCAACGATCCGGAGACGGGTTTGCCGCACCTCGCGCATGCAGCGTGCTGCGTCCTGTTCCTGTTGTGGTTCGACGGGGAGAAACGATGAAATATGAACTGCACGACGAGCGCGGCGCAGTCCTCGCTGTCATCACTGCACGCAGTGCCCGCGCTGCTGTGCGCCGACTGGTGACGGAGACGGGCATTGCCGTAGACCGGATCAAGCATGTCCGGCTCGTCGCCGGTCAGCCGGGGCGACCACCGCTCGGCGACGAGACGAGGTTCCGCGTCAACGTCTATTTGGATAATGAGACGGTTGATCGTGCTCGTGAAATCGGTGGCGGCAATCTGTCTGCTGGAGTCAAGGAAGCGATCAGGAGGTTTAAGTCATGGCCAGCCTGACCTTTGACCGACCACGAGACGCAGACGGCTACCGCGCTGCAACAAATGCGCACAAGATGCCCGGTGCGATGATGCCGTCGTTTAGGTGCCCGCGATGCGGGCAGTACCGACAGGCACGAGGACGTAAGAAGATCGACGGACGCTGGCGCTGTGCGCAGTGTGCCGAACAACTGAAAGGAGAGCAACAATGAAAGACCGAACGCAAGAAAAGTTTGACACCGCCATGCGTGATCCGCGCCTTGTCGATGAAGCAGCCGGGTTCATTTCCGATCAGGACGCCGCCACACTTGCCGCGATGGTTGCGGCGACCTATCACGACTGCATCAGGCGCGACCGCAACTATCCGGATAATGACGCCCTTGCAACAATCGGCCTGGCCTACTGGACCGCGATCACTCGGGCACAACTGCGCATTGCAAGGGGAGAGTTTTGATGAGCACGATCAACGACGGCGGACCGGCGTTTCCGCTGAAAGAACCCCTGTCGAGCGACCATGAGGGAATGACGCTGCGCGACTATTTCGCCGCGAAGGCGATGCAGGGATGGTTAAGCAACCCAGGACCCAGTGACGAGACCATCCATGCGGTAGCTCAATGGTCTTATAGGGTGGCAGACGCCATGTTGAAAGCCCGCAGCCAACAAGGAGAGCAACAATGAAAGACCTCGTTTTCTACCACGCCGACTGTGCGGACGGTTTTGGGGCGGCGTTTGCCGCGTGGCTGAAGCTGGGCGACTCCGCGGAGTACGTTCCGGTGAAATACGGACAGTTTGAAACAGCCGTCGATCTGACGGACAGGTTCGGGTCGCGGTTTCAAGAGCGCGAAGTGTTCATCCTGGACTTCAGTTTTAACCGCCCGGTGATGGACTACCTGTTCCGCGTCTCCGAGCATGTGACGTGGCTCGACCACCACAAGACCGCGTTCGAGACGCGGTGCAGAAAAGCGCCTGACCTGTTTTTCACGACCCACAAAGAAAGCGATCAGCGCAAAATTATCGTTTTGGACGACTGCAAGTCTGGCGCAATGCTGGCGTGGGAGCACTTCCACCCTAACAAAACCGTACCGATGATGATTCAGCACATCGACGACCGCGACCGCTGGCAGTTCAAGCTGGAAAACACCCGCGAGTTCAGCGCCGCGCTGTTTGCTCGACGACCCTGGTCATTTGAGGGTTGGCACCGGATGTTTGTCCAGACCTACGTCCCGCACGGTGGCTCCACCAGCGCGATGCTTCGTCTGTACCATGAAGGTCACGCGATCCTCCGCGCCCACGACTCAGACGTTGCCAGTGCAGTGAAGCAGGCACGCCCCTGCGTTCTTGTGCTGGACGAAACACCTACACCGAAACCTGTGGCTTGCGGCCTCGCCGTCAACTGCCCGCCGTCCTTGTCGAGCGATGTGGGGCACGCGCTGGCCCGGCAGTGTGGGGCGTATGGGCTGTGCTGGTCCCTGGACAAGGACGGCGTGGTGCAGTGTAGTCTGCGTAGCACGGGCGACTATGATGTGAGCGCGATCGCCAAGCGGTACGGTGGCGGTGGGCACCGCAACGCGGCAGGGTTCCGCACCATGTTCGACGAACTGAAGACCATTTTGGGGTTGTAATGAGACCGTCTCGAGATGAGCAAATGATGATTAACGCCCTGGTGACCGCTATGCGGTCCACCTGCGGCCGACGTCAAGTGGGAGCTGTAGTTTCGATGGACGGGAGACCGTTGAGCTCCGGTTACGCGGGACCCCCGTCTGGAACCCCTCATTGCAGTTCAGAATGCCTGGAGCTGCACAAGTCCGGGTGCCGAAGAACCGTCCATGCCGAGCAGAATGCTATAGCTTGGGCCGCCCGGCATGGAGTGGCTTTGAAAGGCGCTGAAATGCACGTCACACTCTCTCCGTGCTGGGAGTGTGCCGGGCTGATTATCAATTCGGGTATAATTCGGGTGGGGTTTCTGGAGCAGTACCGAAACCCCGAGGGGATTTATCGACTTCATGATGCGGGAATCAAATGCGAAATAGTCAGTGTCAACTCTGCTCACTTCACGAATCTTCGGAAACTGTATGCCTTATCGACGAGCCAGTGAATTCGGAGGTTATGGTTATCGGTGACGCCCCCAGCTCCGCGGACATTCGATCGGGATCTTACCTCTCGGGGAAAATTGGACAGACCCTGGTAGATGATCTGGCTTCTCTTGGGATCAAGGAGTTTTACTATACCGGGGTGGTCAAGTGTCAGCCCCCGGAGGGAAGGAAACCGGAGCCATCTGAAGTTCGGGCTTGTTCGGTGTATCTTCAGCAGGAGGTCCTTCGGCAGAATCCGAAATACGTGTTGGTTGTGGGGGCCACCGCGGTCAAATCCGTGTGTAAGGAAGCCACCCTGAGTTCGGCGGTGGGAAAAATCATTGAACGAGATGGTATCAAGTACGTCCCCTGTTTCTCTCCGGCCTACGTTCTTCGAGATCCCGGAAAAGTCACGGAGTACAAGCGGACTCTCCGGAGGTTTCGGGATGTTATCAACGGGACCATAGGGAAAGGAGAGGCTCCACTGAGGATCCGCATTATCGACAGGTCAAATCTGGACGAGTTTCGGGATCAGTTTGTTCAGGAAAAGGATTTTACCTGTGACCTGGAAACCTCGGGCCTGGACCATTACAGCCCAGATTCTTACATCAACTGCGTGGGGATGTACTTTCCCAAATCTGAAACCGCCTGGGTGCTCCCGATACGCAAGTCTCCCACGCTTCCCCAGGACGCCCAGCAGAAATTGCTCCAGTGGATGGCTGATCAGAAAATACCGGTGGTTAATCAGAACTGGAAATTCGATTCTCTATGGTTGGGGCAAAAATTCAGGGTCCAGTTTTACAACAAGTTCGACACCATGCTCGCCCACTACAACTTGGACGAGAACAGTCCTCATGGTCTGAAAGAGAATGCCCGGCTGTACCTGAACGCCCCAGACTATGACCTGACCTCTTCCGAAAAGCGGGGGAATGTGGAAGCCAATAAGCTTTTCACGTACTGTGCCAGAGACACACACTACACGCACGAGCTGAAAAAGATCTTCTCCCGTGAGCTGATGCAGGATTCGGGTTCCAGACGTATTTTCGAGCTTCTCACCATGCCGGCTTCTCGCATGTATGAATGCATTGAGCGAGAGGGGCATTTCGTCAATCTGGAAAGGTTTAACCGAACCGAGAAAGAACTGTCCGAGAAGCTGAAGCTGGCTGAGGCCCAGTTAAACCGAACCCTCGGACGACAGATCAACTGGAATTCATCCAAGCAGGTGGGGGAAGCCCTGTATGGAACCCTCGGGCTTAAACCCTCCGTCTTTACCGAGAAGGGGGATCCCAGTTCTGGGGAAGCCGCTCTGGCCGAGTTGGATCACCCCGTGGTGGCTTTGCTGAGGGAGTATCGGTCTCTGCAGAAAATGCTTTCCACCTACATCGAGGGGTGGAAGGAGTTTATGGTAGGACCCCACCTATATCTGGGGACCAAGCTTCATGGAACGGTTACGGGTCGATACTCTTCCCGGCTCCACCAGGTCCCCCGAGATGGGACCATTCGAAACCTGATCGAGGCCCCCGACGGGTGGACCTTCATCCAGGGGGACCTTTCTCAGGCCGAGCTTCGAGTGGCCGCTATTGTTTCTGGCGATCCCGAGCTGATCCGGTGCTATAACGAGGGAATCGATGTCCACTGGAGAACCACGCTTAATGTGCTTCAGATGGGCGGGTCTGAAGAATATGTTCGCATGGCTCGAGAAACCGTGGCCAGGGATTACCCCTTGGAGTATGAAGCCCCTCTGGACCGTATCTGTCATCTGTTGGGGGTTATGGGACATGACCGGGCTATCGAAATTGATAAGCGGTGGAAGGAGAAGCGGAAACAGAGCAAGGGCATCAATTTCGGGTATCTCTATGGTATGGGGTCCAGCAAATTCGCCGAGTATGCTAAACTGAAGTACGACTGGGAGGTGGATCGGTATGAGTCCGAGGAGATACGCAACGCGTTTTTCTCTACGTACTCAGCACTTGCCCCCTGGCACGAGCGACAGCGGCAGCTGGTTCGTATTGATGGGTTCGTTCGTTCCCTTATAGGTCGCAAGCGTCGACTTCCGGGTATTTGGTCCCCAGACAAAGGTGTTCGGGCCGAGTGCGAGCGTCAGGCGATCAACTCCCCCATTCAGGGGTTCATCGGGGACTTGAAGGTGATGGGGATGCTGGATATCTATGAAAAGATCCAGCTCCCCTCCGAGGGTAAAGTGCTTCGGATCAAGGGAGAGGTTCATGACTCCATCTTGATGTGGGTAAAGACCTCGGAGCTGGGGTGGGTACTCCCTCAAATTAAGCAGTGCATGGAAAAACCCTCCACACTGAAGCTGTTTGGAGTGGAGTTGCCCGTTCCGATCGTGGCCGATCTGGAAGTGGGGACTTGGGGAGCAGGAAAAACCTGGAAGCCAGCATAAGGTTCTGACAAAGGAGCGGGGACGGCCTATAATGAATTATTCCTGATAGGAGGTAACCATGAAGTTAAATTCGTACCTGGCCCAAGTCCCCGTTCAAGTAAAGGGGATTCCCGCTCAAATCGGGGTTATCAGCTTTTCCAGTGTAAGGGGTTCCTTTTCCTACTCCGCCCCTAGCGACCTGGACTATTTCGGTTACACCGAAATGGAGTGGGAGCTTCTGGACCGTAAGGGCTACCTCGCGAACTGGCTGGATAAAAAGCTGTCCGATGTGGATCGGAATGAGCTGGACCAGGAAGTGATTCAATATATGAGGAATCGTCATGATTGAACTGTTTAACGAAATCGCCAAATTCTCCTCTCCCGCGGCTAAGCTGTCTCTGTTAAAGGAGTATCCATACCAGGAAGAACTCCGAACGGTTCTTCGACTTGCGGTGGACCCGTTCATCACCTTCGGGATCTCCGACCTGGAGCCCGCGAATCCCCAGGAGTACTGCCGATGGGGCCATTTCGAGGTGCTGTATAAGCTGTCCAGAAGAGAGCTGACGGGGAATGAAGGACGGCGTGCTCTGGGCCTGTCCGTTCGAGACCTGGGAGAGGACTACCGCGAGCTGGTTCGGAGGATCATTAGAAAGGACCTTCGCTGCGGAATTGGGCCGGCGCTGGTGGAGGCCTACCTCCCGGGGCTGATTCGCACCTTTGAAGTTATGAGGGCGATTCCGCTGAATAAAGCTCGCCTGAACCCCAAAAAGAACTATTTCATCGAGCCCAAATACGACGGCCTAAGAGCTATCGCTTCAGTCAAGGGAAAGTCCGTTACCATTCTGTCCCGCAATGGGAAGGAATTCACCTCCGTGGACCACCTGAAGCCCGACCTGATTCGAGTGGCTCAGGGGAGAGAGATGTTTTTCGATGGGGAGCTGGTGAATGGAAATTTCAACAGCTCATCCTCGGCCGTTCGACGGAAGGATGAAACCAATACCGGAACAAGATTCTTCATCTTCGATCGGTTGGAGCTCGATGAGTGGGGAGGATCTACCCGGGAGTACTCGCATCGCCGGTCCCTTCTGGAAAAAGACCTGGGGGACTATTCCGGAGACTTTCTTCAGTTGGTTCCGGTGATTCGGTCCCTGCCGGAAGATTTCATGCGTCATTACAATAGGTTTCTGGACCTGGGATATGAAGGGGCCATGGTCAAGGACCCCCAAGGGACCTACCAATTCAAAAAGCATCGGAATTGGGTCAAGATAAAGCCGGTGAATGACCTGGACCTGAAAGTTGAATCTCTGGTTCAGGGTGAGGGGAAATACTCCGGGATGCTGGGGGCCGTTATTGTCAAGAATGGTACCAAGAGGGTCAACGTGGGCTCGGGGTTTTCCGACGAGGAACGCCGGATATTCTGGGATAACCCACACTTGATCAAGGGAAAAATCATAGAAGTCCAGTTCCATGAACAAACCCCCGAGGGCTCTTTGAGACACCCCCGGTTCGTTAAGGTTCGAGAAGACAAAACCCACCCCGACAACTAACCCCTGATATAATGACTCTGTGGGGGAATAAGCCCCCACGGGTTACAACCGGAGCCTTCAATGTCAGCTGATACCTTTTCTCAATCCAAGGTCAAGGCCTTTCGCCGGTGTGCGAAGTCTTATGACTACAAATACAACCAGGGCCTGACTCGTCGAACGGCCCCCGCCACTCTGTCTAGGGGAGTGACGTTCCACGCCATGCTGGACGCCCCCGTGATGGGGAAGGACTGGAGGGAGCCCCTGAATCAGTATGCCGAGGACTTCAAGGGCCTGTGGTCCGATGAGGCTGAGAACTACAGTTCCCCCGAGGAGCTGGAGAACCTCTACCTTCGCTACCAAAAACACTGGGCCAACGATGGCCTGGATTACCAAGGGAGGTCCGAAATCGTTATCGAGAACTCCCATCGGGGGATCAAATTCAAAGGAATCGTCGATAAGCTCCCTCGTGACCGGGAAGGTCGGGTCTGGCTGATGGACCACAAGACCCACAAAATCCTTCCGGATGAGGACGCTCGGTTCTCTGATATTCAAACCGTCCTGTATTACTGGGCTCTGAAGGAGACCGGGGAGCAGGTGGACGGAGTCCTGTGGGACTATATCCGAACCAAGCCCCCGGCGGTTCCGGAAACCCTGAAGTCGGGTGGACTGTCCAAACGAGCCAACATCGACACCGATTATGACACTTACTTGGGGGAAATCAATCGTCTGGGCCTCAACCCTAAGGACTATCAGGACATTCTGGATAAGCTGAAGAGGGGCGGAAAAGCCTTTTTCCAGCGGGTGAAGCTGCCGGCCCCCAACGAGCGACTGGTGACATCGGTAGTGTCCGACTTCTTCAACACCGCGGAAAAGATCCAGGAGTCGAAGACTTTTGAACGCAACATGACCCGGGACTGCAAGAGCTGCTCATATTATCAGCTCTGCTCGGCCGAAGTCCGAGGCCTGGACACCGACTTTCTCAAGAAGCAGCTATTTACGGTTCGGGCCGAATAAGGTATAATTTCAGTTCCTTTCAAACGCCACTGGAGTGCGTAATGGGTATCGCAGATAAAATCTCTCCCGTCAAGTCCCTTCCTCGGGTACTGTCCATGCTGGTATATGGGCGATCGGGGACGGGAAAAACCACCTTCGCCGGGAGCTTTCCGGGCCCGACTTTGCTGCTGGACATCCGGGAAAAGGGGACCGATTCCCTTTCCAACATGGAAAACGTCGATGTCCTGTCCGTGGAGTCCTGGTCTGAAGTCGAGGAGGTGTTCTGGTATCTGAAGGGCGAGGGCGGCAAGAAGTACAAGACGGTGGTCTTGGACCAGGTGTCCTCCCTGCAGGATCTGGCCATGGAACACGCGATGGCTGAAGAAGGCAAGGAGGTAATGTCCCAACGTCTCTGGGGCACTGTGTCCGGTCTGATGAAGACTTGGCTCCTGAATTACCGGGACTTGGTTGCCCAGGGGATCAACGTGCTGTTCATCGCTCACGACCGAGTCAGCAAAGGGGAATCCGAAGAGGAGGATGGTTCCATTGACCCCCAAGTCGGCCCTCGGCTGATGCCTTCGGTCGCCGGGCTGTTGAACGGGGCAGTAAAGGCCATCGGAAATACTTACATCCGTGAGGTGTTTCTGGAGGACCGGAGTCGCAAAGTGGAGTACTGCATGCGTATCGGACCCCATGCGTACTATACCACCAAGCTTCGCAATCCCCTGGGAACCTCTTGCCCGGACATGGTGGTCGACCCCAAGTATGATGTGATCATGAAACTGTTGGCAGAAGGCGAAGTCAAACCGGTCCGTAGGACCATCACCAAGTAATAAGGAGCATCAAAATGGCAAAACGTGGCGGCATTTCGGTGGATTTCTCTGGTGTGGAAACTGGCGGTCGGGCTATTCCCGACGGTGAATACCTGCTGGAAGTGGTTTCCTGCGAGGAAAAAGAGGGCCGGGAATCCGGCGCCATCTACCTGGCCTGGAAGTGGAAGGTTGCCGAGGGCGCTTACAAAGGGTCCACGGTGTATGACAACACCAGCCTGACCGCAGCGGCCCTGTGGCGCCTGAAGCGTCTGCTGGAGGCCATGGGGGTGCAGGCCGAGGGGAAGATGTCTCTCGACCTGGCCTCCTATAAGGGTCGGAGGGTAATGGCTCAGATCATCAACGAAACTTACAACGGGAAGGAAAAGCCACGAGTGACGGATTTCCTTCTGGGTCCGGTTCCGGGGACCCCTCCCTCCAGCCCCTTCCGTAAGGGTGTTCGAGTGACCTTCGAATACGAGGGCTCGGAAATGTCCGGGGTGGTTTCGTCCATGGAGGGTTCCAAGGCTATCATTTCGGTGGTGGTCGACGAGGCCCCTGAGGAGTGGGAGCTGGACTTCTCCGAACTGAAGCTGTCCGAAAGCTGATCTGAGCAATAGTTAAGGGGACTTCGGTCCCCTTAAACATTGGAGACTACCATGGATACATCCACTTATCAAGTCTACGTTGATCGAAACCGTCACACCTATCTGATGTTCCGGGATAACGGAAAGACCCGGCAATACGTCTCCATGCTTAGCGGGCAAATCGAAATTGTCCAGCTGAGCCAGAAAGACTTTAAAGATCTAATTCTCCGAACGGATACCACACCCCAGCAATTTGCGGAAGTCTACCTTAAGAGTACTCAGGAGATTTCCCGTTCCGCTCGGGCCATTTTACGCGGGGTTTTAGGGGGTCTGGAAGAAAAATCCAGTACCCAAGAAGCCCCGCGTTTTCCGTCCGCCACTGTTTCCTTGCAGGAAATTTGCGAGAATTACCGCTGGAATCCCTCTAAGGTTCGAAAACATCTTCGAAAGCTGATGAATAAGCCCGGAGGCCGCTGGGTCTTTACTCAAGATGAGGCTCAGAAGATTATCAACATGGTGAAAGAATGCTTACCCCCCGGGACTATCAGCAACGAGCAATAGATGCCGCTCTCCCCCATGACGGTTTCGGGCTGTTTATGGAACCCCGAACGGGGAAAACTCTAACATCTCTTTGGCTGTCCCAACTGTGGAACTGCCATCAAAACTTGGTAATCTGCCCCAAAAAGGCTATCCCCGTTTGGAAACAAGAGATACAGGCCCTGGGGCTACCGTTGGTAAAGTTTCAGGTAGTATCCTTCGAGTCTTTTCGGGGGCATCAAACTGAGTACTTTCGGGAATGGGACCTGGTCATAGTGGATGAGTCCCACCGAATAAAGTCCAGAAGCAGCTTACAAACTAAGGCCGTCTGGAGACTATCCCGAAGGGCTCGAAAGCGGCTAATCCTTTCCGGCAGCCCTCAAGGAAACGGGATGGAGGATTATTATTCTCAACTTCGTTTTATCAGGCCAGACCTATTTCCCACCTGGAAAAGCTTTTCGGAGCAATACCTAATCTTTGCCGATCGTTGGATAGCCGGAAGAGAAGACCCATTCCCCGAACTGGTGGGTTACAAAAATCAGGAGTTCTTTAAGTCTCTGTTATCAACAATCTCGTACCGAATCACCCGGGATGAGGTTTCCCAGGTAAAAACCCTGGTCAGGAACCGGAAGTATCGTATCCCCTGGTCCCCCGAGGCTAGGGAGCTGTATCAATCCCTGGACTTAAAGCTTTACATTGAAGTACAGCAAGGACTGGTATCGGCTTCAAATGTGCTGGTTAAAGGGTTAAAACTCCATCAGATCTGTGGGGGCTTTGTCAAGGATGACTTAGGGGGGCTTCAGTCGGTGGGCACCGATAAACTGAACCAGCTATGGTCACTAGTCGACGGCCCTTTGAGCGGACAATCTATGGTTATAGTGGCTCAGTACAAAGCCGAGATGGATGTCATAGCCAGGGGGTTAAAGGGTCGGGGGATATCTTACGCCCAGGTCAGGGGAAAACATCAGTATGATCCGAAAGACCGATCTCAGGTAACTATTCTTCACCCCAGCTCGGGAGAAGCAATTCAGCTGGCCCATCATAATCATATGATTATTTATTCCATGGGACATAGTTATCTGAAATGGGCTCAGTTCAAAGACCGGATTGTACTGGTGAATACCCCCCAGGTAACCTACCACTACCTGCTTATGGAGAATTCTATGGATGAGGTTATTTATGACGCGGTGATCGAGAAGAAAAAAGCCGCGGAGGCGATATTGTCCATTTACAAGCGGGTAAGACGCTGATATAATGAACTCACCTGCTCAATTCCCGCAGTCAATTTTCAAACCACTCCGGAGTCTATCATGACCGAAAACGCCGCCCCCGAAGTCACCACCATCTCCCTCGCCGAAATCTGCGCCGAACTGGGCATCAAGCCCCAAAACGCCCGAGTCAAGCTGCGCCGCAAGATGAAGGCCGAGAAGGGCGAGGGCTTCCGCTGGGTCTTCCCGATCGACCAGAAGGACGAGATCGTGTCCCTGCTGAAGAGCTCCGCTCCGGCCGCTCCGGCCGCTCCGGCCGCTACCGTCGCCGGTGCCACCGAGTCGGAAGACGACGACGGTGCCACCGAGTCGGAAGACGACGACGGTGCCACCGAGTCGGAAGACGACGACGAATAACTCGTCGCTCGGCGTCAACGGGGGGACTTCGGTTCCCCTTTTTGTTGGAGGTTTAAGTGGCTAACCCCGAATCAAGGTTCTGGAAAAAGCTAAAAGCCAAGTTTCCCCCGGGGCATATCGTCCGAGTGGAGAATCCGGCTAATCCCGGGACCCCGGATGTAAATGCTTGTATCGACGGGGTGGAGTTTTGGTCGGAACAGAAACAGGTTCCCAAGCTGCCCCGAAGGTCGGACACCCCGGTTTTTGCTGGTTGCCTTAGGCCCGAACAGGTTCTTTGGCATTTGCTCCGAAATAGGGCCGGGGGGCGTACGTATATCTGTGCTTACGTTCAAGAAACCGAGGACATCTTCGTGATCCCCGGAAGCTTAGCCCAGGAGTTCAATTCCTTGACCCTGGACCAGCTCCGAGAATCCACTTTAACCATCACCGATATGTGGGATCGAACAACCCCCTCATCCGCTCCCCATCAGAAGGCTCTGAAGTCCTCTCATCCATAAATCCTCGAGCCGTCCCCGGAATCAAGTACGGGGAGGCCGCCCGAAGTCCCCCAGCTATGTCTTGAGCCGCTCGAGGCCGACTGGCAATCAAAACATCGGCCATACTTTGCCCCGTTCTGGTATAGGGAAGTAGAGCTCCGAGCTCAGCGGCCACCAGTCTGGGGTGCAGAGCGTAACCCACCCCGGAGAGCCCAAGGGCCACAGCCGTACGAGGCATAGTTCCGTAATCCCTAAGGTGCTGACCCAGAATGGCTTCTCCCGCCCGACCAAACTCCTGTCCCAAAGCGGAGCCCCGAGCAAAAGCCTCTTTACCTCGGGTTTTGTCTGCGGTTTTTATAGCTTGAATGTATTGTTCAGGAGTGAATACCCCCTCACTTCTAGCGGCGGAAATTACCGCGGGCTTCATTCGGGTCAGCTGAGCGTATCCGGAGTTGATCTTCTCAAGCTCCCCAGCGAATTGAGGGTTTTTCCGGTTGATCATTTCCTGGAGCCCCTTTCGAAGCTCAGCTAGAGCGTCTCCCAGCTTCCTCCGGTCATAATCTTCGCTGGCCTTGAAGCGACTGGACAGTTGGCCCAGTTCGGATTGGATAGCTTTAACCGTGGTTCCGGAAGACAGCCCCTGGGGAGTGAATCGGCCAATGACCTCATTATTCAGGATGTTTTCAAATTCCGCTTTAACCTTCGAATCCAAATTGCTGGAAATCATCATCTGACGCAACCCTTGAATTTGTTGTTGGAAGGGTTGGTCTAATTCACCCGTCAACCGGGGCAGCAGAGACTCATAAGCGTCTCCCAGCTTAGCCTTGGTATAGTCATACAGGTCGTACCCAGCTGGAATGGCCTTCGGTACTTCCTGATTGATATTCCGAAGCGCTCGATTGGCCACCGCTCGATTAAAATCCTCGATGGACCTTTCCCGAGCACCCACGATAGCCGAGCCCAGGATGGGAGTAACCGTCATCGCTTGTTCGATTCGGTTAGCTTTCGGCCCCAACAGCTGACCCAGCGTGGGTGTGATCCCCTCCCTTCTAAGCATCTGAATGGCGGGATTTGTGCTCGCTTCAGGACTGATAACCCTAGCGGCCGTCCCGAAGGCCCCCGCGGTTACCGCCCCGGATAGTGCCCCCAACCCCATTTGCTGAAGTTTTTCTTCGGCAAACTCTCGGCTACCCTCTCGGGACTTTTCAACCGGGAGAAGACCGGCTTCCAGAGCCCCAGCCGCGACTTTCGGAAGAATTCCGAGGGCCTTAGAGGCTAAGAACCCCATTCCAATGGAGGTGGGACTGACGACTCCACCAATTACCCGGGGGACATCCACTCCGGGAGAAAGGGTTTTCTTGAGAGGTTCCTCCCCGGTCACCTGCTTCAGAGTGAGTCCCGTAGGGTCAATTCGAGGTTGAGCGTATAAAGCTCTTCGAGCCTGATACTCCTTCTCCTGGTGAGAAAGCGGCTTCCCTTCAGAGGATTTGGTGATCCCATACTGAGCCAGCCAGTCATTCACGGCCCGAACCCTTTCGGCCATCTTGGGGCTAACCGAAGTAACCGCGGACTCCAGTGCCTGAGCGGCACCCGTAATGGGATCAGTGATTCCTCGAATAAAGGACTCTGACGTAGTTACCGGGGGGGCTTTGCTCCGAAAATATTGAATGGCTTGTTCTCGAGTAGTTCCTTCCGGAAACTCATAAATGTTTCCATCCGGACCCTCGACCTCAATAAAGTCGTTCATTATCGCAAATCCTCCGGAGTGATTCTAATCCTACTGGGAGTCGAAGGAGTAACCTGAGGCTGGGGTTCCACTGGGAATAGCGGATTTCTCTCCACATATTCCATCCACATTTGATCAAACCCATCCAGGGTTCCCCGAGGATTCTTCAGGCGGTATTCTCGGGCCATCTGGGCTTTTTCTTTGCTTCGATTGGCTACCCGCTTAGCATAATCCAGAATCAGTTGATTCCCCTCGGGAGTGGAGCTCAGCCTAGGCGTCATTTGACGAAGGAATTCTCGGTCGGAATCGGACATGGAGCCCGGCATGCCAGCACCCTCTCCGGTGTTCCGAAGCTGAAGCGCCATCTGCCCCACGGCCGATTCAAAGGCCTCTTTCTTGCCAAGGTTGGGGTCCAAATCCACCCCCAGCGGCCTCACCCAGGCGGCGATCTCCTTGGTGGCCGGAGTAAGTTTTCCCGTCTGATAACCCTCCAGGTTCCGTTCCAGATTAGAGATCAAGTTAAGCTGAGACTGAGCCGCCCCACCCTGTTCCAGAATCTTTCCGAACTCCTGACCTTGGATCTTTCCAATTTCCTCAACTTGTTTGGTTTCTCCCGAGGTTAAGATTGGAGTGGCTGGAATGGAGGGTTTTTGAGGATAGCTGGACTCTACAGCTCGTTCGGCCCGAGCTCGTTCCTCAGGGTCGGAGATCCGGCTTACTTCTTCCATCAACCTGGGGACATCCCCACTTTCGGCAACAGCTCGGTCACCCATCGGCTCGACCGCTCCAAATTTCCTGATCTGGTTCAGATAGTACTGTCTGGATTTTTCGAATAGCTCTTTCCGCTCCTCAGCCGAAGTAACTTGAGCCTTTTCTACCTGATCAACCGCAAACCTGTCAGCGGCTTTATTAAGCTCCACGTTCCCTATTGCCACAGGAGTGCGCTCTCCGGTGGCTTTGTTGATCATCCAGGTGCGACCGTCACTGTCCGTGGCCATGTAAAATCCGCTGCTACCCGTACCCCCCGTGCCCGGTCCGCCGCGCAGGCTGACGCTGGGTAGTGCCCGCTGCTCCAGCATCAACCGCTGCAGCATGTCCGCTTTGGCTTCTTTCTGCCGCTGACGTTCGGCGTCGAAGTACTCGGTACCCGCACGGCCGATCAACTGCCCCAGGTTGCTGGGTCCGGCGGCGCTGGCCCGCATCAAGGCTTGACCGGCAGCCTCACCAAAGCTGGGGGCGGGCGGAGCTTCCGGAATCTGTTGCAACCGCTGCATGAACTGCTGGCGCATGTCCATCGCCTGCCGAGCCATAGCGCTGTCCGGCACCGCGGGTGCGGAGTTCTGCTGTAGCAGTTTGTTGATTTGCTGTTGGATCAAGTCATCATCTTCGGAAAACGAACCCCCGTCCGCATAGCGGGCGAGACCTCCTTTCTTGAACGAAGTTTGCCAGCTTTCCGTTACGCTCGGTGCGGCCGGGAACAGGGACTTGTACTGCGTGAGTTGTTGCCACGGATATTGCTGCTGTTGCTGCCAGTTCTGGTATCCAACGTCCAGAGCTTTTTGCTCTTGCCCTTGTTGCAGCGCGCCAGCAGATGTCAGCGCGCCGACGTCCGTGAGTCCTGCCTGCTGCGCCGCTTGCCCCAAGTTGCCGAGCGTACTGGCGGTGCTCAATCCGGTTTGCGCCCCCAGCCCGGACCAATCCCGATAACTTTGCATTGCATTCTGGTAGCCGGTGTTTAGCGCGTTGGCTTGCTGACCCAGAATTTCTCGCTGGCTTTTGGCAGCGGCATCCGCCAGCAGCGCCGCTTGTCGAGCACTCCCGGCTTGCCCCAGTCCCTGGAAGGTAGAGGAGAGCGCGGGGTTAATCACGTTTTGGAACTGCTCCGCCCCCAGCCGACCGATCTCATTCACGACCCCGCTGGTGTACGGATTCATGAATTGAGAGAGTTGTTCGGGGCTGAACTGCGCCGCGCCGAGCGCCCCTTGCGCGGCGGTTTGCGCAGCGGTGGCGTAGGGCGTAAAAGCCCCCACGTTGCCCGCAGTAAGCTGCAGCGCCTGCTGTTGCAACGGGCTAAGGCCAGCTACCTGTTGCCCAGGGTAGGCGGTGTAGGGCAGTGCGGCGGCGGCTTTGCCTTGAGTCAGCAGGTCTTGATACCCCTGCTGATAAAACTCTGGCGTCCCGCCAAGACTTTCCTGATATGTGGTGGCCATCGCGTTATCGTCCTTTCTTCAGGTATTTCAGCGGGGACTTGGCCGGAGGCGGAATGCTTTTGGCGCCCGCGCTGCGTTTGTGGCGACGCACTCGTTCCCGCATCTCGTCCAGCCGGCGAGCACCCGCCTCGGTGTTACCGTCGCCCAGGGCGGCTACTACATCAGCATCCATCACGTACTCACCATCGGAAAGGCGAGCATTGATCTCATCCGCTTGACCGCTAGTTCCTCCCCGCAACAGCCCCAAACCCCCGCGGGCCAGCTTTGCGGGAGCACCAACGTCCACTCGTTGTTGAGCGGCCAGCATGTCCGCGGGAATCTGACCGCTGGCCACGATTTCGGCATAGCGCCGCGGGTCCAGCGATACCCGCCCTCGCTGGTTCAGCAGGTTCATCATCGCGTCGGTCTTGGCCAGATCCTGGTTTTGTTCCGTCTTGCGAAGTCCAAGCTCGGCTTCCAACCGCCGCTCGGCTAGATCCCTGTCCTCATCTTTGGCTTTCAGGTTGTAGTACGCAGACAACCCACCCAAACCCAGATTGGCAAGCCCTTTGAGACCCCCGAGGTTGGTATAGGCGCTGCCCAGCGCGCCGGTAAGGTCACCAGAGGTCAGTTGATCCCAGAAACCGTATTCCGGCATCCACGCTGGGTCATTCAGTGGAGCCAGCGCACCTCCGCTGTAACCGCCTGAGGGAGCAAACCCCGGGTCCACGTAGGCGTCCATTCCGTAGTTGACCGGAGTTTCGAACCCGGTGAAAGATGTGGGAACACTGGTGCCCCAGAAAGGATCGTATTCCATTTGTGTGTTAGCTCCTGATGTCGCCGGTTTCAGTGTGGAGGATCACGCGACCCATGTGGAAATCCCCACCAAGTTCATTGGATTCAAATCGCAGCCGGATGTGCCGGCGTTGCTCGCGCAGATCGATTTTCTCGGTCTCGGGGGTGAATACGTAAGGCGCGCTTTCCAGTGGGGGCGTGGTGGCGAACTCACGACCTTTAACGGTCATCACCATATTGCCACTTTGCACGAAATCCGGTTCTACTCGAATCAGTCGCGTCCAGTAGTCGTTGCCGTAAGGTTGTTCTTGCACAGCACCGCCTGTCGGATAGCCGAACTCTCCGGTTTCAAAATGCGCCCGAATCGACTGTTGCTCACCGTTTTGCACCGCGTCGTGTCCGAATTCTTCAACAAACAACGAGTAGTTGTTGGTCACGTTTTTCACGTTTCCGAAAGCCACTGGATATTTTAACACACGCGGGCTTGTTCCGGCAGACCGTCCGTGAGCGGTGTCGTACCAACAAGATTCCCGCACATTGTAGATCAAAGCGTGAGTGCATTCCGTTGCGTTACCAAACGGGAAAAACCACCAGATCTCCCCGTACCGAGTGTTGCGCATCGCCCAAACCTTTGTACGCTGCGCGTAATTCAGGTTGTCGAAGAACCAGTTCATGTTTTGCTGGTTAGGCACCTCCTGCACGGTGCCATTGTACATCAAAAATCGATCCGTGCCGATCCAGTAATACACCCCGTCGAACTCGATCGGTGCGTGTGGGCTGAGGATAGAGGTTTGGGCAGAAACTGTGTCGTACCTAAATTCGGTGCCAGCTTTGGTCACTTTGATCAAACTGTCCAGAGACCAGAACAACCCCGCAGGGCTGCTGGCGCCACCGCGCAACGGCAACCCTTTGACGATCTTGGTCCCTGCTACGTTGGCCTCGTTGGCCTCGCTGGACAGGGTTACTTGCCAATCGTTCGGGTTATTGCTGCTGCTGTTCTTGATCAGACCATCGTTACCGTAAGCGAACACATAGGGCTGCAGCACCACCACCCCGCCGGACACTTCCACCGTACCGCCTGCGCCGTCGTCCACGGGTACGGGCACCACCGGGCTAACGTTAGCCGTAGCCACGTAGACCGGGGTGTTGGTCCGGTCGTCGATCGCCACCACATTCCTTGCACCGTGAATGATCAGGTTACTGATTCCGGTGCCGGTAGCATCGTAGATGAAATCACTTTGGAATGTGTAAGCATCCTCGTCGGCGAGACCGGCCAGTGCTTGCCCCACCGCCACGCTGGTAGAGACCTGCGGCGTGGTAACACTGACCCAGGCTTTATTCTTGGCAAACCCGTACAGGTAGTCCAGCCCGTCGCGGGAACCTACGTTGGCCCCGCGCATTATGTCCGGCAGGTTGCTGGATATCTCTTTCCAACCACCTATCTTTTTCGGTCTTCCGCGTTGAAACCGCGTCCACTGCCCCTCCAGGAAAGTCTGAGAGTCCAGCGCGGTCCCGTCACGGGAGTAGCCGGGTTTGCTATTAATCTGATCGATGCGCCTGGGGTTTTCGGCCATGTTGCGTGTGCTCCTTTACGCGGTGTAGGGTCTGCCTTGCGCCTGCAACACACTGGCAATACGTTGTTGCGCCGCAGCAGGGAACTGTGTCAGATTGACCGACGGTTGAACCCCCACGGGTGCCGTAACACCGGCTCCTGCTGCGCGAGACAAAACCCCGCTCCCCGAAGGCTGTTGGTACGGACTACCGATCAACTGCTGCCCCAGGCGACTCGCCGTTTGTCCGCCCAGCATACCACCTGCAATCCCGCCCAGTTCGCCGCCAGTGCTCGCGCCAGCGGCGCCGCCCAGCGCGCCCCCGAGCGAGGACAGTGCACCCAGCGCACCCCCTTTAAGCGCGTTGCCGCCGTAAGCCGCTGTACCGATAGCCCCGGACAACCCGCCGCGAATCAGTGCGTTTGCAGCATTCTGTGCCAACTGGCTGGAGCCTGACCCGAGCAGGGATGCCCCCAGATTGGTCTGAGGTAGCACGGTGTTGGTGCCAGGGATTTTCATCCCGGAACCAATACTTCCACCGATCGCCCCCGTGACCCCACCGACAAGAGCGGCCTTCAGTGGATCACCGCTTCCGATACCCGCGGTTAATGCGCCGGTGCCAGCACCGTACATAGCACCCGCGCCCATAGCCCCCAGGCCGGTAGCTGCACCCAGCGCAGGTAGTGCCCAAGGGGCAGCCACCAAAGCAGCAATGCTCAGCGCCTGTGCGATCTGTTTGTTGTCGCTGGTGTCTTTCCATCCGACGGACGGAACCACAAACCCTTCTGGCGTGGCGGACAGGTAGTAATTCTGTTGCCCATGCCCTTTAGTGGTTTTTCCGATTCTACTCGGGAGCGCCTGCCCGGTGTTTCGGTTGTAGATCACTTGATTGCCGGAGGCGTCCGTAGCCACGCCGACGTCTTGCAAACTGTCGACCCCGTACCCGGACAGCCTGTCCGTCATCACCGCGCGGTTGGCCCCCGCCCCCATCCCTTTGGTGACGAAATTGACCCCGAGCCCCTCGTATTCTTGAAGCTGCTTGAACAATTCGTTGTCGTTCAACGAGTCATCGTACACACCACCGAAAATTCCCGCCCCGGGAGTTTGCACGCCCAGCGAGGGGTCGTAGCGCACGTAACGGTTGGGGTTCAACACGTTCATCACTTCGGTGGGGTCCCATGACCCGACCGAACGTGTGCGACCCGCGCGCATACCGGCAATCATGTCCATTAGGCCAGGAACTTCCGTCATCTGGCTGAGCGCCCCGATCCGCGTCGGACTCATCTTTGCCATGCTTTCAGGTAAGACGGGAGCCGCGTAAATGTCTTTCAATGCCATGTTAGTAAATCTCCCGCCAGTTGATGTAGGACGAAACGTCCGCCGTGCCGGTTAGTGACTGCGCCGCCAGTGTGTAGATTGTTTGTCCGCCGGTCAAGCTGTCGACGCTGGTGGGGAATTTGTCGATGATCGATTCGTATGACGCCCCAGATGCTCCGCCCAGCCCCACCACTGAGAAACCCGACACCACCGGAAGTCCTCCGGTAAGCGAGGTGGCGGAAACATCGTACTCACCGGCAGCATCCGCTGTAGGGCTTACCCACACAGCCCCCGTTAGTGTAGCACCAACCAGGATGACCCAGCGGATATCACTGCCCTTGGTCAAGTATCCGAAATCATAAGGCACCAACCATGCCCGGTTTGGATACCCATTCAACAGAGCTTTGGCCCGAACACTAAGGATGGGCCGCAGGGTAGTTGTGGTGGTCGTTTTGACAATCCCAGTGTTGGCCGTATTCAACCATCCGCGAGTGAAGTCACCCGTGCCGGCTTCAACTTGTACGCTGCTGCCTCGTAGTTTGACGCTCGCCGCGGTTCCCGTACCGATAATTTCTGCTCGCAGCGGCAGATGCGGAGTGCGCCACGTGCTCCCCAGCCCGTTGTTACCGCTGAAAAATTCGTGGGCGATAACCCGTTTGCCATTCAGCACGAACCCCACACGTACCCTGCCCACGGTGCTATAGAGCACATCGATGAACATGGTTTGGAACGAGTTGAGGTTCAACGTTTGTCCACTGGGACCAGTGCCATCCAACTTGTCGTGGTTCCAGTTAGCTTGCGTCACGTAGTTCGCGTCGCTCACACTGCTGGTAATGTCAGTTCGCTTGACGAAACGGACATCTGCACTATTCACTTCCAAAAACACCCCGTTCCAAGCGTCGTAATAGCCTACGCGTTTAGTTGCGCCGCTAACCTTGGGACCAATCTCAAAAGACAGATAGATTTGAGTCGCCCGACCCGGGAAATTGCGCCAGTTGATTCGCGTTTGCCGTGTAACGCTGCCCGTGGTAGCGGTAAGCACGCGCACCGCTTGGTTGTAGTCAAACGTCAGCGCACCGTCACCGGTGGTGGCTCCGACCCAATCCCGAGTGTTGATTCCGTATTCGTTGGTGTTGTCGAACAGCGGGTAATTGCTGGAAACGCGCAGGCGTTCGCCCGCGTCGACCATCGAATTGTCGCGGAACCCGATCGACTCAGGATTGATGTAGCTCATACGGCGACGTAACCTCCGGGCACTGACTTAAACCTGATAGAAGTGAATTGATTGAACACTTGCACACCGTCCGCACTGCCCAGCACAGTGTCCGGTGCGGTGGGTAGTATGTACAGCACATTTTGCGGCTGTGTTTTCACTACTTGAAACTCTCTGCCCGCCTCCGCCAGCGGCAGTGTAACACGCACATCGCTAGCAGAGGTGTTGACCAGCAACAGTTCGTCTCGCCATGTGGCCGTGTAACTCGTACCCACCACTACACGCACGGGCTCGGCCGCGGCCAACTGTGCGCGGTCAATGGCGTCGGGTACGTGGCGTTCGTGGCTGTGGATGTAGCAGATACCACCCGTGGTGAGTTCAGCCAACTGTTGCGAAAGGAGCATGGTGGTCAACCAAACACAGTCAGTGTAATAACCGCGGCGTCATAGTACGCGGCGTAATACTGACTGTTGTTTATGCCTCCCACACGAAACCGAACTGAATTTGCCGTTTGCGAATCAATGCGAACATTGTTAGCAACATCATTCGATCCGCCTGACGTACTTGCAGATAACCCGAATATCACCGCATAGTTTGCGTTTGGCATCGGGGCATCGAAGTTGACTGTGTAATCGCCCGTCCCATTTTTGAACACGCTGGCGATATTGCCGTGCCCCCGAACCGTCTGATTCGTTCCGGTAGTGCCGGTCCCGTCAAAATTCCCCCAAGCACGAGCGGCGTAACTGGGGGCCGCGCCCGTGGATTGAGAAAGCTTAATTGCGGAAAGTGCAGAGCCCGCGCTAGTCGCTTGGCCGCTGATGTCGATAACCCAAGTACCGACCGCGCCTGTCCCGTCCCGTGCTGGAACGTCCAGGTTCGTTCTTGCCCCAGCCGCAGTGCTCGCGCCGGTGCCGCCATCCGCCACAGCCAGATCAGTGATCCCGGCGATCGACCCGCCGGAGATAGACACACCGTTCGCCGCCTGTACGGCCATAGACCCCAGCCCCAACGTACCACGGGCGGCGTCTGCGTCCACGTCGTCCAGTAGGGTTCGCGCAAAGCCAGTGAGACTCGTTGTTGCGAACGTGTCCGGCCCGGTAGCGTAGATCAGTTGATCCGCTGCCGTCGAGACCCCCGCCAGCGCGGTGAGCGTAGCGTCCAGAGGTTGTTTCTCTTGATCAATCTCTTCGATCGCCAGTTGCACAGTCGCCGAAGAGATGGACCCCGCCGGAGTAAATACTGTGTAGGCGGCTTTGGTTCCTAGCACCACGCCGTCGCCGGTGAAACGAACTTTCTCGACTCCGTTACTGGTGAACGAAACTGAGCCCTCACCCCTGCGGTAGAAACCCGTGTCAGTGTCCACGGCGTAAAACAGCGTGGGGGCAGCGGCACTACCGTCGTTCAGGGCTAGCGTAGAGGCTACCGTGGACGTAATCGCGGTGGAAACATTTGTCCCGTCACAGTACAAGGCGGTTCGCTGGTTTGCGGGCAGTGTGACTGTACTCCCGCTCCCGGTAGTAAATATTGCTTGATAAGACCCCATGCCGGAGCCGACTGAAACGAACAGAATGTTGTCTACCGGAGGCAGAGTAACGGTAATGTTTGCCGCGGCTGTTCCGGTGATTCGGATCATTTTACCCGCAACCTGACTACTGCTCAGGGTAACGTTCCTGGCAGAAGCATCGATCACTACCTCACTGAACACAAACGTTGCGTCACGCCCGTAACCGACAGTCTCCCAGTAAGCCGAGCTTCCAGTGTAAAGCACTTGAGCCGATTCACCTGGAGCCAAAGTCAACGCAAGCTGACCGTCCACCGTTTGCGAGCCCGTGGGTTGCAGAGTGATGCTGCCAACCGAAGAATTTCTGACGTAGACAAAAAACCCCGCGGTGAGCGTAGACGGCAAAGTGACTACAAGGCTCCCTGCTTGGGCATCTACCAGCGTAGCGCGATCGCTCTCACCCAGCGTGATGTTGGAATTAATTGCCCTGTAGCTGACCACAGACTTCAGTTTGTTGGACGAGGCTTCCAGCCCATTACCGGCCAGCAAAACGGCGTCCGCACCGCTGGTGCCCATGCCGTAAGTGAAAACACCCCAGACCCCCGCGGGGTCCGAGTTGTCGGTGGTGTACAGATATTTGGCCGCACCCGCAGCCAACGTGGTGATGGGTGCGTCTTCAGCATCGACGATAGTCACCGAATACGATCCGGCGTTGTACACCAACAAGTCTTGCCCCACGCTGGTTTCATTAGCGGGAGGTAAACGAAGTTCTGCTCCCTGCCCACCGGCCACGTGCAACAAGGCGGGTGCCGGAACAGTTCCGACGAGTTCCGACGAATAGTTGCTTGGCCATTCCAATTGAACTGTTTCGTTCGCCGGAATAGCCACGCTGGAGAATCTGTATTCGGCCGGAGGAACGGTGGCGGTGCCAAAAACGTCGTTGTAGTTGCTCATGTCAAATTCTCGTCAGGGCGGGGGAACCGCAGGTTGATACGCTCGGTCTTGCGTGCAGGCAGGCGGTAGCGGTCTTTGCTGTCCCAGCACTGAGCGCAGACACGAAGACCAGGGGAGTTGCCGTCCGCCCGCAAAGCGTCGTACGGCATTTTCCGTTTGCATCGGTCACACACCGCAATGGCGACCGAACCGCCGCGAGGCACAGAGAGATATCTGGGCATGTTACCGTTCACTCCTTATTTCACGGTTATTATACCACGAAGCCCCACGGCTCGGCAGGTGTTACCGTTTCTTCACTGCGTCGGCAAGGGTCGGAATAGTCTTCTCGAAACTACGTCCGATAACATAGCCGCCCAAACCCAGCTCCACGATACCCCATAGCTTGAGGTATTCAGCCTCAGACAGGTTGGGGGCCGCCCACCCGAACCACCTTGCCACGATCAGCCCGCCGAACACGAGCATGAGTAATGGTCGCCAGTTGGCTGCCAGCCAGTGCGCGGATGCGGCCTCGGTCTTGACGATGTCCGCCTGTGCCACGAACACCGCTAGGAAGGTGTGCACCTTTTGCCGCTCAGCCTCGTTGGCGTCTGGCCAGAACTTGTCGATCAGCGACTTTCCGACTTCCAGCAGGCCGGTAACGGGGTCCACGGCCATCGTTCACTTCCCCCAAAAAGCACGCTGCATCACGATGACGAAGCGCAGATTGGCGACCGCGGCCGTTTCCGTCGCCCGGTGGAACTGCAGAAAATAGTTGGCCATTTCGATGCCCTTAGAAGAACGTGGTAACGCGAACATATCCATCACCACCCTTGCCACCTGCACCTGGCGCAAACGACCCCGACGCTGCTGCACCCCCACCACCTCCACCGCCAGGGTAGCCTCCAGCACCCCCACCGGCAGCCGTGATAGAACTACCGTAACCACCACCGCCTCCACCGGCCCCAACAAACTTGGTAGAAGACACCGCCCCCGCGCCACCCGTCGGTTTCTCGTCGTTACCGCCAATGCCTCCGCCCCCAGACATGGCGGTGACGCCCGTTATCGCACCACCGCCCGCGCCCCCATTACCGCCAGCTCTCCCGGCGTCAGACCCAGCGGTAAAATACGCTCCGCACCCACCACCACCGCCGCCGTAGCCGCCCACTGAGCCAGCCATTAGGACGATAGCGCCACCCACGGAAGTATTGCCTCCGCCATTGCCGGTGAGTATCGTCGGAGTCAGCGAGCTACTTGAAATGGCCACCGCCGGCCCACCTCCCCCGACAGCGGCTATACCAGTGGTCGTAGAACCGCCGTTACCTGCCGCACCCGCCCTACCATAGACCAGCGAGCCAAAAGAAGAAGATTGACCAGCAACTGCCTTGCCTCCGGACTGGGCATCAGTCGCGCCGCCGATACCACCGATACCCCCGGCACCTACGGTGATTGTTTCAGATGCACCGACCAATTCCGGCGAAATCCAAGCTTCGGTCCAGCCTCCACCTCCACCGCCACTACCGCCTCCGGCCCCCACACCGATGTTGCTCAGCCCTCGTCGTCGACCGCCGCCACCGCCACCCCCGCCACCGATTGCCACTACATGAATAAGTTTAGCTCCGACAGGCTTGGTCCAAAAGAAAGAACCAGCGGAGGTAAATTCTTGTATCATCGCGGTCATACCAGCCTGACCTTGCTCCCCCTGGATACCTTGGATCAACGTCGTAACGACGAACGATGCTTGCGCGCCTCCAGACACAGCCATCGGCGTACCGGGCGTGACTTCGGTGACTGTCCCTTGCTCACTCTGGACAGTGATGGTCGTAGTCAGTTTGGTATCGGTCATTGCGTAACATCCTCGATCACCTGAAACATGAAAGTCTCAGTGCTTACCACCTGCCCTGCGGGGGACACGTACTGAATGTCCTGCCGGAGCGTATCCACCGGCCAACCAGCAGTACCCGCCGGCACGGTGAGACGGTATTTGCCCGCGACTTGATCAGTCCAGGTAACGGTGCATTCCGCCACCAGCACCTTGTTGCGCCTGATCTGGGAGCGCAGAGCCCAGCCAGTCATGTCTTTGGCCGCGCCGCCAACGGTTACTTCGGTGTCGAGCAGGTAGGTGTCACCGCGTTTGATGCTGAAAAGGACGCTCATTTTTTCACCGCCAGTTTCAGGTTTTTGGCTATTCGACGCGCCCAACCTTTGCTCTGTGACTGCCAGATGAGCGCATTGGTCATAAACAGCAGGCGCTCAGTGTTGATTTCCACCGCCGCTTTGATCTGATCTGATCGGTACGCGGCGGCCAGCGTGGACGGGCCGATCTTACCGTCTACTGCCGCACCCACAGCACGTTGCAGCCAGATACGCGCCCAGTCAGGGCCAGAGTTCACCGCGGCGTCGAACACGTGGAACCGAAGCGCGGGCGGAAGCTCGTCACCTTTGATCGGATTCCAAAAGTCATCACGATAGATTTTCTTGGCGTCAGCCTTGGTCAGGTTTTTGATGTCCAGATGCGGGTAGCTCTTGGCGCTAATACCCCACTTGGTGCCTTTCATCATTCCAAGTCCAACCTTGCCTCCCGTCCAGTTTCCGGGATCAGACACGTCGTCGCTGTACTCGCCTTCGTGGCCAAGCAGTAAGTCAAAGCATTCATCAAACGTCATCACGCGCTCCGGTCCTGGTCCATGCGGGTTTCAACCCGCACTAGGCGAGTGTCCAAGTTATTCACTCTATTGTGCAACTCGCCGGCGACTTCGGACAGTTTGTCAGACAGTATGTCCAGGCGTTTGATCACGTTGCTACCGATCCATCCAACGATCAGTGTCAGCACACCGAACAGGGCACCCACGAGCGAGAGCGACAAAGAAAACAATGTTTCTTGCGTCATCACCATTTTTCCTTATCGGCCCAATATGCGGCGGACATCGGCCCTTTAGCGATGTTCTTGGCGTGCCGAGCCTTAAAGCTGGCGCGTTTGGCTTTCATTCGGTCAGACTCGCCAGCTTTCGACTTGCCGGCCGTCTCTGCGCCTTGCTCACCGAAGCGGATGACTTTTTCTTTGCCGCCGGAACACGCCTTGACAACATGCGACTTTTTCGGGTGCCCCGGCGTGCGCTTGGGCTGATTGCACGGCATCTCAGATTTTTTGACTGGCTTCACCATTCGACTGCTCCGATTGATATTGTTTGGGGAGCTGCTTGCGCAATAGCTCCGATAGATACGCCTGCTGGCAATGCGCAGATTGCCAGAAAAAGAG